CCCGGATCTTGGGGCTCCTACTTCGCGAATAGGATTATTGATATTAACCGCATCGCTTAATATTCCCGCCATATTAGAACTTGTATTTTTCAAAGAATTTTGTCTCATGTCTAACCCCTTTATAAACATGTCCATAAAAGCGGGTGCCCATTTATTTGCAGTTTTTCCGGGTCCTTCTTTAGTTGGGGAATGGAAGCCCAATAAATTTTTTAATTCCTTGGCGGCGCTATAAACCATATTTTTTAATTCTCTAATCTTCGATTTTATGCCTTTTGTAAAATTAGATAGAAAATTTACGCCCCAACTATACGCCGATTTAGCAAGCCCCGAAATTTTATTTTTTATATATGTTACCATACTGGCAAAAACAGTTTTAATATTTCCGCCTTTAGTCCTAAAAGTATTAACGATAAGATTCATTCCAGATGTTACGGCGCTCCGCATAAGTTTTAAGGCTCCGATAACAATATTTTTCATCAATGTAAAATATATTTTAAATGCTCCCCAGGCTAATTTTAAACCCGTAGTTATGACCGCTTTTAATATACCAAACCAGGCTTTTATCATATTTTTTAATATACTTGCCATTGCCGAAAATACCATTTTTACGCCTGTCCACGCTTTACTCCAATCACCTTGAAGAACACCAGAAAATATTGTTATTAAACCCTTCATAAAAGTTACAAAATTAGTAAACACACCTACAATATACGCCAAAATGTTGCCTACAATGGGACCTAAAAAATTAAATATTTGGGTCCACATTTGATACATTAGAGTCAACCCCTTAATTATTCCAACAAACACACCCAATATTATTGGGAGCCAAACTTTTAAATAATTTAAAATATTTGGTAAGATCTCATTAATAATAATATCTGCATACGTTGCCCAAAATTCTGCCAAGGCTTTAAACATATCCTTAACCGCTGAAAATATTGGAGCTAAAGCGGCCTGCATTCCTCCGGAATCTGTTACGAATCCGCTTAATTGTTTTTTAATATCGTTAAAAGCTTTTATCGCTACGGGTCCGAAGGTATCCCCAATAAAACGCGCGAATTGCTTAAAAACTTCAATCGCTTTGGGCAGATTATTGCTAATAAAAGATATAAATTTCTTAACTAATGGCATAATTAATTGGCCCAAAGGGATTAAAATATTTACTTCTAATAATCGGCCAAAAGTGCTTAACGCCTCGGTTATTCCGAAAAAATTTTGTTTGTCAAGTTCTCCCATAGTATCGGTTGCCCTGTTAAATCCATCTGTAATATTTCCTAAAGACACAATGCCTTCGACCCCTAGATCCTCAATCATTGTGCCGAATAACCCGACTCCCGCGGTATTTTGCTTAAGCGGATCTTTCATATTGCCAAGGGCGTCAATAACTTGATAAAACGCTTTATTAGCCCCCTTACCGCCTTTGGCGAATGCCATTGTCATATCTTCCGCATCAAGACCGAGCATTTTAAACGCTTCGGACGATGCTTTTGATCCATCCTTTGATCTAATTGTAAATTCCTTTACGGCGTCCCCTATCTTGTCGATGGACCATGCACCGGATTCTGCACCGGCCATTAAGGTATCAAACATTTGATCCGAATCCATCCCAATGGCTTTAAATTGAACGGAATATTCGTTAATGGTATCTAATAGATCCCCATTTTTATCAAGACCCTTTTGAGCTCCCTGAGCTATTAGATTAAAAGCTTCCTTGGATGATATTCCGAAGTTATCCATTAATTGTTTCGCGGATCTTGTTGATTCGTTAACCTCGAATTCGAAAACATCGCGTAAAATAATAGCATCTTTGGTCATATCCTCCAATGCCTTTCCGCTTAACTTTGTTTGTTTCTTAATTTCTGCCATCGACTCCCCGATATCGGCAAAACTTTCGCCCCAATTTTGGGAATAGATAGATTTAATACTTTTTTCAAATCCCTTAAACTCATCACTTGACGCCCCCGTTTGTTGACCCATACGCGCCACGGCGCGGTTCAAATCTTCCGTAGATGACAAGGCCTTGCCCACAATAACTCCGGCCAAAGCTAATAAAGCCGCGCCGGCCGTTGCGGCAAAACCCGCAATTGTAGCACCTAAACCCTCAAACATTCCGCCCATGTCCTCAAGTCCCGAGATCGCGTCATCGGCATCACTATCGATTATAATTCTAAATTCTTCGTCATTCAATTACGGTCCCCCCTAATCCTATTGTTAAGGCCTTTAATACGTCTGCCATTTCATATGCGGTTTGAGGTTTTTTCTCTTTTGTCTGGAAGAAATCGGATGATTTATATTTTTTCTTGCCAAACACCGTCGCAATAGTCGCACAAACCATGCCAAATCGATGGTTTTCTAAAAAGTTATTATCCTTTTCGACTTGTACCCGGGTTTCATAAAATACTAAAAAAGCCGCGGGCGTAAACCTCATAAATTCTTCATAGGTTACCCACCGCGCGGCTAGTTTCCAGGTTTCTTTTATTTCCTCTGTCCAGGATGACTTTTTTTTTCATAACTTCCTCCACCACCCGGTGGCGCAACCTTATTATTTTCCATCATCAACCCTGATTGTTTCATTGCGGTCATTAACTGCTTCACAAGCGGTTCCGCTGTTCTATTCTGTTTGATATACGTTTGAATTAAATTGCCTGTCTCCGTTAGAGATATTTCAGGGTGATGTAAACTCAATCCCGCTTTTAAAAATGCTCGTACCGCGCCAAGTCCTAACCTTGAATCATTTAAAGCAATAACATAAACTGAAAAACCAATTATTTCCTCTATTTCGCACATTGAGTTATAATCGTATTCCACCTTGTATTGCTCCGCGCCTAATTTTATTAACATAATATTCCTCCGTTAGTTAAACTTTACTAAATGTCGGTTTTCCATCGATCTTAATGGAAGTACTAAAATCTATTAAATCATCATGCGGGCCGTTAACAACAAAACTTGTAAAAAATCCATTACATTCAAATTTTGAAACGCTTGGACCCGTCGGCATCGTAACCGTTACGCTATACTTTGAAGTAGTTGACACAAAAGCCTCTAACTGTCCAATTGATGTACTATCAGCCAATCCATCAATGTCAATAGCTCCCGCGTCAATCAGTCCTTTGACGAAATTTCTAAACCTGGTAGTATTATTATGGGTCGTTGAATCCAAGGTATCCGCCTCATACTGCGGACTTGTAACCAAAGTTATTTCGCTAACTGTATTTGTTGTACCAATCAATAGTGTGCATCCATTTCCTAAATACATACTAAAACCTCCCTTTTTAAGTTATATCCGTGCTATCATGCACCGTTAAGTCATATGTTACATTACTTCCAACAATACCATTTTTTTTATAATCATTCTTACTAACTAATTGAGCCTTAACCATTGTATAAGATCCGGTCAAAGCATATTTTTTTAAATTTATTACTTGATCCATATTAGCGAAAATATTTTCCAATTGATACGTCCCTAGTCGCCCCGGTTGTGTTACTATTCCGAATGTTAATAGATGTTTCCATCCTTTTCGTTGATGCCTATTAGCTGGAAGGGTCGTACAATATTCAATACATGCATACGGATAAGTCTGATTGTCTGGTGGCGAATCCGATAACCGGTTACTAATGGAAGCCATAAAAGCCGTTGAGCTTGTTAGTGCTAACATAACGGCGGATTGTACTAAAAATTTTGAACTGCTCATCCTTCCAACCCCTCTCTAATAGCTTGACTTACCTTAACTCTAAGTACTGGAATAGCTCGTTTATAGGCCCATATTAAATAACTATCAATCTTTTCTATTTTTCGGGCGTATACTATATTGGTGCCGACAATAAAAGTTAAATCATTTGATATACGCCCCTTAAGAATTCGACTTGACCCCTTATACTCTGTATGTATTGAAGCTCTAAGCCTTCCGGTGTCAATATGTCCATCTCGAGTTAATTTTAATTTGGCTTCCGTTTCGATGTCAACTATTGCTATTTCTTTTATAGTATCCGATAGAGATCTTTTTAAATTTTCTGGTATTCTTCCGAATCTTTGAGCGTAACGGGCCGCATTTGTTCGCACTCTAATCATCGATTTTCGTACCTCCCCGTGATAACTATTTGCCTTTTCCTGTATGTTTTATCCTCAACACCTTCGATGTGTACAACATTGTTATTGACGATTAAACGACATGTCGCTTTATCAATACTCGTCGTGTATCTGGCAATAATAGTCGCTTCCGTTTTTTGTTGACCTTTTACGTGCTCATAATTCTCGGATACATTACTATTATAAACATTACCCCAAAACGTCGTAACTGTTGCCCACGATTCGGTGCTACAACCTCCGGCGAATGATACGGGGCTATTGCTTTGGAGTACAATTCTATCCCTATATGCCAACATTGCGCATAAATGGATTTAATAACCTTTTAACCCCGGCCGGTACGGAATTAAAATCATATTGAACATTAAAAGATTCTTGAACATTCACCACAAATTCTTCGCGGTTTTCATATAACCAACCAACGCATCGAAGCGCCGCGGTCTTTAAAGCTTCAATTCTTCGATCTGAGGCCAACCAAGTACCAACAGTATAATTTATAACATATCCGTCAACTTCTCGCCGCTTCGGCCAATATCCGTCAACATGAATTAGATCATTTCCCGCGATCCTGAAATCGGTCGACGCTGTCAAAAGGCTTCCAGTGCTATCAAAATCGTCGTATTCGGTAATACTATTAATTGAATCAACCGGTGCCAAATCTAAATTAATTTTGGCAACATCCCCGGTTTCGTACTGCTCCCAGGTCTCCGGGGACGTCTTAAAACCTGAATAGTTTTCTACGAATAATATTGACGCCTCAATCATTTGAGTAATTAATGTATCATCTTGCGAATGTTCAACTTTTAAATAATTTTTTGTTGCTGTTATGCCTAAAATGGAGGTCGTTGCGGCGGTTAATAATTTAATCAATTATTTCACCTTCTTTTCTTCCTTCTTTTCTTCAATAATTTTTGGCTTTGTCGCAACAAGCGTGAAAACTTTAATATTTCCGTATTGACGCGTACAAATATTTAACTCGTTATCCGCTTCGTATTTCGCTTTATCAAGATCAAATCCGCATTCTTTAGCCATATTGTAAATTATATCCGGTTTCGCCATCGGATAATCTAAAGTCATAACTAACATTCCACCGGGTTTTAACATATTAAAAAAGTTTTCTATGGCTTTTTTCTGTTCATCTGGTTTCATATGCTCAAATACGGATATACAAAAAACCCTATCCATTCCCGCAATATCTTTATTTTCTGTAAAACTTCCGTGAATGAAATCAATATTTTTGTCGTCCCCCTTTCGGGATAGCATTTGTAATGTTAACGGATCCCCTTTAGTTATAGGCTCATTATTTTTAAGTTTTAAAATTCTCTCGTCCATATCAATGGCTATAACCTTTTTTACTTTTTTTGCCGCGTACCATTTAAACGGGTGTTCTATTCCGCACCCGGCGTCAACAATATTTTGATTCTTGACCAAATACTTAGCCGCGAACGCGTATTCGTATGGCCTTGACCACCACTCGACTGGCATTTCAACAAAATCTTTTAACTGCTCGTCGCTATATGTTAAAAACTTATTCAACTTTTACCCCTCCCCCTTTATTTTTATTATACCATTTATTATAGAGTTCATCAGTATATAAATGCTCTGCCGGATAAACTGTGTCAATATAAATTGGAATGCTCGCACACGCGGCTCTAATACAAAATGCCCTATCCTCCCAGGCTGAAAATGTAACATTAGGAATCGGGGAGTAATTTGCAAATTTATACGCGCTCATATGTACTAAAATACAAGCTCCTGTGCCGCCAACATCATATAATCCGGGTTTTCTTAATTCTTCCGGATCGGATGCGAAGGAATAGTGATCTGCGTCCCAACAATTTGGCAGTTCTTTATTCTCTTTATTTCCGGGCCATATGGTCCAAAATATTTCTCCAACTATCGGTGCACCTCTATCAATTAGATGTTCTAATGTCGGCGGTTGCACTATAAGATCCGAATCAATCCAAAAAATATAATCCGCTTCGGCTTTATACGCTATCTGAATTAATTTATTTTTTTGATCCGCCATGAATTTAAATTTTTCATAAGTCCATGTATGGCTCATATCGTGTGTTAAATGGTTATTTACTGTTTCATATTCACCCTCGTTTAAAAATTCTTTTAAATTATCTGAATTATGCAGGATAAAATATTTGCTTGTAACTATATGGGATCCGGTTTCTAAATTATTGATCCCTTCCAAATAGGCTTTAAATATTTCAGGTTTTTGATTTACAACTCCGGCAATCATAATTTTTAAAGGTTTAATAATACGCAATCTATTATTAAACGCCCTTAAGGTATCCATTGAGTGCTCACCCGTATAATATGGCGCCGGTTTCCTCGATAACCAATAGGTATCATCAATCCATCCATCCCGAACTAATTTATTATATATTGGCGTCCCCGGTATTATCATCAATCCCGGAAGATTCGAAAAAGCATCCGGATTTGTTTCGATAATAAATTGCCTTGTTTCCTCAATGGTTTCCTTTGTCTCTCCTGGATAACCAACAATAAAAAGAAGATGCACTTTAATTTTATGCTTTTTAAGTAAAGCGATATTCTCCTTCGCCTTTTCGATATCAAGTTTTTTATTCATCGCGTTTCGAAGTTTTTCGGATCCTGATTCTATCCCCAGTGCAATTTTTATCAATCCAGCTTGTTTTAAATTATATATTAATTCTTCATCTAATTGATCCGCGCGCGCGGTCATTTCAAAAGTAAATTTTGGTTCGAACGAATTTAATAGCCTACATAAAGGTAATAAATTTTCCTTATTAGCTGTTGCGCTATCATCATGGAATTTAAAATCTGTTATATTATATAAACTTTCAAATAAGCGCATTTCCCTAAATACATCCTCAGGTGTGCGTGTTCTATACTTTTTCCATGTCTTATATGTTGAACAAAAAAAACATCGGTCTGTGCACCCTCTCGAGAATATAATGGGCGCTTGATCGCCTAATTTTACTTCATCAAAATACTTTAACCCATTAACTGCCAAAGGTATTTCTTCAATCGGTAGTTCACCCTGTTTGATTATCTTTTCAGCCTTTGGATTAGTTAATAAATATTCTAATCCCTTTTCGCCTTCTCCCACAATTATATGGTCAATTTCCTCGTATTCGCTTAACTGTTGATACATAATTGAGGCGTGCGGACCTCCTACAAAAGTTTTAATATTATACTGGTCCGTAACATAATAGCTCTTTAATTCATCAATTAAGTCTAACGCTTGATGTCTTTGCTCTGTCATTAATGTAAATCCAATATAATTTATATCCTCTTCGGATAAAAGATTAAATATTTTACTTTTTGCCTCGTCCTCGTTTAAATCAAATAGATCCAAACATGTTATTTTTATATCTTTTATTTTTGTTTCAATATACGCCGCCAAAGATGCAATGCCGATTGGGAACCAATCGCGATCCTGTCCGTGTAACCCGTCGTTACTAGCTTTGTGTGGTGGATATACTAAAATTAAATTAATCATTTTTTACGCCTCCAATAAATAAATTTTTTGCGCCATTTTCCTTGTTAATTTTGGGGAGAGATGAGGGGCGCACCTCATCCCATCAACCCGTCGGGCTATCCCCAAAAAATTGCTATTCTTTAGATTCTTTTAAAAGTTCGTCAACATTTTCTTTTAAATAATGGGATACTTTTATATATCCTTCTTGATTGTCTTTCATACTAAAACCCCGCCATTTTGTACGTTCGGGCCACATATCTGATACGGATCCATCACCTTCAATTTTTACTTTTATTACCCATCCAAAAGTATGTAAAATCATATTAACCCACCAAAGTAATCCGGCATTCCTAAAACCTGCATAGTCGCATTTATCTTTTATCCCCATAATTTAAACACTTGTTCCTTTTCAGAATTTTTTCTAACTTCGTAAACGGCCATTCCTTCACAATAAATCGTTGGATCCTCATACCGTTTAGGATAACACGTAACTTCCAATTTCCCGACTTTATTGATTAAATGTAGCATTTGCGGCTTTGTCATTACATGGATATGATCTTTGCAGTCAAGCCAATTTTGGCCCGGCATAAATATTAAACCTCTTCCGCCTTCTTTTAAAATCATTTCGGCATTATGCAAAGCCAATAATGGACTGTAAAAATGTTCCAACGAATCCCACATTATAAACCCATCGAAGGAATTCACTTTAAAATGGTACAATAAGTCGTGGCTATCGCATAATATAATATTACGTCCTCGTTGTTTTCCTGCGTCAACCTCTGTCGGATTTGTACTAATACCGGTATAATCCGGATAGTATTCCGCCATATTCCCGGTGCCGCATCCGATGTCTAAAATTTTTCCCGATAAATATTTATAATGGTCCAGGAAAAATAAAATTTCTCCTTTACGATCCGAAAATTCATTAGTTAACTTCAAATTTAAACACCTCCTCAAACAATTTTAAATTCGGATCCGGATCCAATATACTTAAATATTGTTCAAGTATTCCGTATTCGCCATTTGGATCAATTCGCAGATACCTTTTATACTTTTCCTCTCGATCCTTTTGAGTGCTCCATCCCATATGCTTAATTTTTAATGAAGTACTTATGGGGCACACCATTTTATTTATCGGGAATCTCCCGCAATGTAATCCTTGTTCGTTCCATTGATTGATCCCTAATACCGTTTTTCTTACGGCCATTGGCCAATCACGCTCATGCGCGTTCCAATATTTGTCACTTCTATATTGAGTATCGGACCACATATCGTAAAGCTTAAATGTTACCGTTTTATATCTATTCGATATTCCAAGTAATCCGTATTTTATGACGTCCCAATTTCCGTGTAGTATCTCATCGGCATCGAGTATTAATATTAAATCGTCGATTCTCGCGGTATACCAAAGAGCATTAAAAAGCCTTTTACGCTGTTTTAACTCGTCAATTTCCCAATAACTTTTATTAGAATATAGGACCTCAAAATTACAGCTTTTAGCTATTTCCACCGTATTATCTGTTGAGCAATCATCTAATATAACGACTTTGTCGCATATCTGTCGCATTTGATTAAAAGCTTTCAAAATCCACCGATCGGCTTCGTTTTTTACTAACATGCCACCAATTATACCCATTATTCCTCACCCCCAAAGATCAATTTTCCCTTGTTGGCCGGATCTTGTAACCATGACGTTAACGAATTTTGGTAACTTTCTTTTATGACTGGAAAATTTCCCATATGCGCGCAATCGACCCCAAAATCGACCCACATTTTATATCCTGCCTTCTTAGCTTTTAGGCAAAATGTAAGGTCCTCCCCAACATTGGGACGTGGAAAAAAGTAGGGTTTTTTGATATTATCAAAAACGTCCATCTTTATTAAGCAACAAGCAAGCCCAAAACCCTCGAACTCAAAAGCCCCGCTTTTAGGCCATTTTTCGGGTTCCATTGGACCCTCGAAAATAGGTTCGTTTGTTTTGGTTAGATCGCATTTCATATAAAAACATGGCTGGAATGGGTATTTACGTCTAAATATCATACCACTTATTATATCTTTATCATGCGCCACCAAGGATTGTATCGTATCGGATGGTGGTACCATATCAGAATCTAAAAAGAAAATATAATCAGCGTTTACGCTTTGCGCGTACTCGACAAGCTTTTCCCGTGCATCATAAATTAGACAATTAGAAATAAAGTTAAACATAAACTGATACCCTTCGGGTATTTGAAGTGATAGCAACGCCGCTACGGCTTCGAAATTATACCACCCCGTAGATGGGGAGGCAATTACAATTATTTTTTTATTCATTTTGCGCCCTCCGTTTTTCTTTTATTTTAACATAAGGAAAAACCTTAAGCAAATATGCTTAAGGTTTTTGTAAACCAATCATTTGTATATAACAATTCTTCTTTACAAATTACATCTTTTATATTATTCGCGGGATAATCATTTCCGGGCTTTGGAAATCCGAATAACTTATTATCCAATTGACTAATAATACTATAGCCCTTTGCTTTATTATGCCAATTAGCATTAAGATTAGATAATATTTTCTGTTCTGCTTGTTTAGCTTCATCATAAGTATCGAATAATAGCCAGTTAGTCATTTTAACACCTCGCTGCTAGTATGTTGTAGTATGAATATAAATTATCGGCTGATATTGCTATTGTTTTTATATTTCCGTCATAAAATCCCGCTGGACTAAATCTTGAACCAATATAAAAACTACCTGTATTAGTTAATGTTCCGTTTCTTGTCATTTCAGCCGTAGCGATATTACAAATACATTTAAACTCATTACTTCCTTTTCCAATCCACGCACCTAATATTTTATTATTTCCAGTTTCGTTATTATCTAGTACAAGTGCCGTCGAATCTAATATTCTAGGTCTAGCAGTAGTAGCATTTATGGATAATTCGTATTGATATATATCAACGTCTCTTTTAGAAAATACATACGAATAAGACTGCGATGTAATATTGTAATAATTTACATAAAAAGAAAATGGAGGTTCTATAATCTGCACCCCTGCATAATCTGTTATTTGCATATAATTACTGCTAGCCTTTACAAATTTAAACCCATTGTGGTGAAAAACTCCACCCTCAGCTACAACAGGCATGTTCGCAACATCAACCTGTATAGCATCTTGAGCTCCGGCAGCCCATGTATTATTATATATTTTCGTAGCTAATCCAGTATGCCCTCCGAGTAAATTTAAAACTCTAACATAATCAACATACCCGTTGATCCTACCGATATCCCATTCATCCGATGTCGTTAAGTCTCTGAGCCTAAAACATTCATCGTTTCGGCGATTAGTCATTTGATAATAGCTTAACCATAAAACATTGTTTTCAACACCGCCTGGAATATCATCGAGGGCATATCTATTTCCAAAATTCAAACGCCTGTTTCTTTGTTTTAAATTAATACCGTATGGCATTATCTACCACCACCGCTCGCCAAATAACTTATACTTGTCACGGTTGTGTCTGCAATGGCCGTTACCAGTCCCCTAACATTATTCCCATACTGGACTGACATCTCATAAAATCCGCCACCCGCTGGAAGTACAATACCTTTATTTAAAACCGCCGCGGCTTCTATTCCAAGGGTTACGTTTACGGTGCCATAATTAACTAAAATTGCATAGGTCCTATTGGCATTCGCCGCTAAAATAGTTGAGGACGAGGTGCCAACCGTTGCGGTGGCTTGCGATACGCTCGCCAAACTATTAAAATTATTAACTAATTGATTCATTTTTTACCTCCTTTTAATTAAAAAGCGCTCTCCAACTACAAAGGAGCGCGCTTTTTTATAATAATTATTTTATTCTAAAGGCTCATAATTTCCGCGGTATCTCTCAACGACACAAAACATGTCCGTATTAGTCCACGCGGCCATTCTAATTCCTACGTATCTACGGCCCCCATTTATACTCATGTCATCTTCACGTATTTCGACTCTAACATTTCCTACCGCTCCGCTTGTACATGCCGCGGTTTTGGTAAATGACGTCATTGCGGTTGCCACCGCTCCGTTCCATGTACTAGCTGTTGACTCGTATACAGTTACGGTTATATTGCCCACAAAGGTAGTCGCGTCAATAGGTTTTGACGCCAAACCTTGAACTACAAATTTATCGTAAGGGCTAAAATCTAACAAATTTGTTGAACTCTGTGCGCTTGTTAATGTAGCGGCTATTTGGACGCTACTTGTTACCATTTCAGTAAATTTATTCATAACGTCCCTCCTTAAGTTAAGAATACAAACGGACTCAATGTGCTTCCGCCGTATCTTGGTGTTACTGTTGTTGGAAGCCAAGGTTTTCCCTCTAACCTTTTTATCATCTTCCAGCATCTGATATCTTCACCGAATTTATATTCTGTTGACTCTTCGATTCTAATTCCTGGCATATCGCCAATTATGTATTGGGACCAATCTTCTAATCCAATATCGCCCTCAGTTCCTAACGCTTTAGCCTTTTCAGTTATTACCAAAGGCACACCGTAAATTGACCCCGGGGACGCTCCCGCAATATTTCCATTATTTCCAGGATGCCAAATATAAGATCCTGCGGCATCTTGTAAAGTGTAAATATATGGAATACATGATTGATTAGCAGTAAAAACAGCCCTGTCTAATCGGCCATTAAACCTTGACAACATAGTTACAATATCAATAGTATGAATCTGACTAGCTGTTGCCCTTGCTACTGTTGCCCTACATGGCGCGCTTGTTACGCCTAAAGGTTTTCCTACTCCATCGCCGTGGAAAAATGCAATATCTTCCTCAAATCCTAAAGCATCGCCAAAAGTTTGTTGAAGCAATGGTCCCAAAGCTTTAAAAGAATCTTTGTTTAAATCTTCATACGCTTCGGTATATCCAAATAACTTGTGTGCAGATAATGACAATTTACCAAATTTTGGTGCAGTTTTTGAACTTGATAAGTTTGTTGCTTCCGATCCCCAATATGTCATAACTCCACCGTAAAAACTTGTCGCGTTCGATGTTGATATAATCATTGGTATGTTAAACTCTGGGGATGGTAGTTGTATTGTAGAAGGTCCAAAACCTCTAACTAAAGCGGCTTCGATACTTCTTTTTAAAATCGTATTACTCCAAGCCGGTGGCACTAGATAACCGCCAAGGCTTCCGGTGTTCTCGCTTAATATTTTTAATGCATCCGGATTATTTCGGACCTTATACATAAACTCACCAAAGCATTCGCCGTATGTCTTAACATCTGGGATCTCTACTTTAGATCCGCCATTTTGCGTAATATTAAAAGTCTGGAATTGTTTAGCCGCATCGGCTAATTTTTGCGCGAATTCTTCCGCCAAAGCTTTTTTAGTTTCTTCAACAGTTCCGTATATTTTTTGTGTTTCCTTTTCTACATCTTCATTTCTTTTTTCAATAGCACTTTTAAGCTCTCCTATTGCTCCGTTAAATACTTCCGTACTAACACGCTGTGCTGATAAGGTATCGATTTTTTGAACTAATTCCTCAACTGTAGCCATAAAACACCTACTTCCTATATTAATATTTATCCAATATAGACTGGATAATATCCGGGTCTATCTCTCCGTTAAGCGGCTCATTATCCAAAGTGGTTTTTATACCGGCTTTACTTATGAGTGCTTCCAATCGTTTCATCTCTGACTTAATATTATCATATTCCGACATAAAAGCCAATCCTTTAATACCAGCCATATCATTCATTCCCCAAGTAACTGGGGAAATTTCCCACAATTTAACCTCTTTTAAAATTCTTGCCTCTCTAACCTCGTCATAATCGGATTTTACTTTTTGATATCCGATTGACATTTCGGTGATAACCTTATCATCAATTAAGGTCATTACGTCCTTACCTAAAATGGTATTAGATATTTTTGCCTCAAATTCTAAGCCTTTTGAATCTTCTTGAAGCCGTAACGGCCTTCCAATTACGCTATATAGTTGATGCATGTACAGGACCTTAATTCTATGCATATTTTCCTGTATTGTTTTTGTAAATGCCCCACCCTGCATGACGTCCCCGCCATCATCCATATTCCCAAAAACGGATGCGTACCCCTCAAAAGTCATTTTGTCTTTTGATTTTATTACTAAACTGGATTTACACTGAAAATATTCTAAATTCATTTTCTAACCTCCCTTTTATAGCCGATTGCGCACCGGCAATTTACAACTTCTTCGACTGGTCCTTTTTGATCCCCGGGATATAACATTTTACCCTTACCGACTTTAAACAATTCGTCGATGCCAATAGGTGGATGCCTTCCGGCTTTTCTGTGCGTCGGCCTGGTCCTCGAATCATTTGTTGCTATCCAAATTTTTTTTAACTTAAGCCCCGTTTGTTTAGCTCCGGAATAGCTCCCATAGTTCGACGCGGTATTCACTTCGGTCCTTGCTATTCGTATGGATCTTTTCTTACTGAAACTTTCAATAAAAACTGTTCTTAAAATTTTTGCTGTTTGTCTAATTGTCCACCCTTCTTCATTGGCTTTTTTTACAATATTCATAACAACTAATTTGGAATAACCATTAATTTTTTTTGCCCTTGCCAAAGCCATTGAAGCGATCCACCCATAAACTCCAAAGGCAAAAATTGAGAATATTTTTTGCCCTATAAATTCATTATAAACAGTCTTTCCAAAATCATTTATAATATCAACGTAAAGAGTCGTATATATTTTTCTCAATTTCGAAGTATCTCGATCTATCATACTATTTACGGAAGTGCTAAAACTTGCAATCTCCTGTATTTTATCAAGGGCCATTATGCTATTAGCTTGATCAACAAAATATGTCGTCATGACTTTTTTAAATCTTTTGTCCCATTTACTACGACGGTTTTCGGTTTCTTGCCATGTCATATTGGCTCATCCTCTCCACCTTCATCCTCTCCACCTTCACCCTCTCCACCTTCACCCCCTGGGTCGTTGATAAGCTCATCGCTTAACGCCGATGATAACTCAAAATTAAACATGTCCCCTTTTTTTGTTGCTTCGTATCCAAGCATTTCGCGGGCTTCGTTTTGGGTTAAAAGATTTGATTCGAATTCTCCGCGGATCCGTTCAGATTTTGTATTTTCATCCTCTTGTAGGACCTGTATTTCCGAAGTATCCGCCCTTAATAAATATCTAGGATCCCAGGCACTTACAATCTCAGAATTTAATTTTTTAGATATTTTATTTACATATTTTGCTAACACCGTATTCATCCAAAAACTTTTTAAAGCTTGTTCAAAATTTGCGAATGTTTGGTTTTCTGGATCTCCTACAACCTGACCGGGTACATTAAAAGCGGCACATATTTCAACCCTATTAACTTTTTTTTGGTTTAGAAAATCCATGTCAATAGCATTTAAGCCAAAAGATATATACTCTAATTTCTCAGAGTCGAAAATTAAAGGCATACGCGCATTTTTTGGCCCCGCGACATCCGTTTTCCATCGTGCCTTAGCTTCCTTTATCAATTCCGTTGACGCGTTCATCAAAGAAATTCCCCCAGGTGGTACCGCTAAGTTATCAAACATGTTTTTATTCCAATCGACAGATTGGTTTTCTGTATCCATCGTGCGCGCGGCCGCGCGTACTGGGCTTAATCCGTCATAAAAATTAATCGGATCGATAAAGCGATCCCATAAAATAATATTTGGCGCATAGTTTAATCCGTCCAAATCATATTGAAATCCATTAAGCGTATTTTTACCCTCGCCAACAATTGGGGCCGTTAAATGTGTGTACATCGGGTATATTTCTAAATTCTTATCATATTTAATAAAATTCGAATATCTTGCAAAAAATTTCCCTTGTGCGGCTAAACTTGTGGCCCATAAATCGAAAAAATCAGCGCTTGTAAAATCCGGGTTAACCCTCCCATTTACTAGATCTAGTATGGGATGGTTTTCTATTTCCTTCATTTTTTTTCCCGATCTATCATATAACAACCAATTTAAAGATGATACGGCCCCGGCTATTGCGCCAATACAAGCATAACACCACACCAATTTCTCATACGCCTCGGTAATATAGGAATAGTCATCTTGTATGGACCACTTAGTGCTTCCACGCTCGATTGGTTGCGCATAAGACGATTTTCGCAATAAATTTTTTAAAAACTTAAACATAACCCACCTCCTTTTAATATATTTGTTTTCTTCCAGAGATAATAAGATCTTCGCACGCGTAACGGGTCGCGTCGATAAAATCATTTCCCTTATCTTCTAACCTGGATATTATTTCCCCCTGTGCGTCGGTCGCGTACTCGATTGTTTCGAATTGTTTAGCGCACATTGGCGTCCTTGAATCGTCTATAATAATTCCATTTAAACTATTTAACCATCTCTCTCCAGACTCAACCGACCCCGGACCCTTACGAGCTTTAACAATGTTCATGCCTCGCTCTTTGCAATCCGCGACGTCCTTAGGGCTTGCACTATCCGCTTTACATCGCTCCATAAAATTTTTATTTAAAATATGTTGTACTAATCTATCATTAGAGATCTTAAGCCCTCCAAATTCATTTAACATATATAACAATCGTCTTGTACTATCATAATGGGATCTAATATAAGCTAAAGGATCGGCGGCATATCCCCAGTCAAGCCCCGCCAAAATATTATCAAATATTTCGTATTCGGTATCTAGTATATGACGGAAAATAAGATTATCAAATGGCACTATTCCTCCGCCAATAGCCTCACCCATATACATCCAACGCCATACAAGCATATTTTCAAGCTTTTTATTTTCTGCGGCTCGAATAGCCTGTGGGCTTGCGTATGGATTATCGTATATAGTAGTGTGATGTATTTGAGTATCCAATGGAGGCTTTCTATTATTATATCTTAAATTGCACCAATGTTTACGCCGTTTTGGCGGATTGTAGGAATAATAAAAACTATAATTAAATCCTAGATCCGCTCTTAAGATGGAATTTATTATTGTTTCCAAATCTTCTTCATTCCTAAATTCTGCTAATTCGTCAAACATACAATCTTTTAGAGGGAATTCGGCTTTTATTCCTTTGATCCTATCCGCTTGATCGGCTCCCCTAAATAGTATTACGTTTCCGGTAGGGACGTATCTAAAGGATAATGGCGATGCCTTCCAGGTCCATTTATCCTCAACGCCAAATCGTTTTATGGCCCACAATATATCTTGATACGTCGAATCTGCCAAAGTATTGGCGTATCGCCTTATACACACCCCGCTTGTCTTTGTTTTCATGCGGTTGTAAACCATACGAAGGGCGTGCGTGCTTGATTTTGCGCTATTCCTTCCGCCCTTTTCAACATTATGTGTATATTTAGAATGTCCCCTCCAACTTTCATGAAATACCGGTGGTATAATCTCGCTAAGTTTCATTTAAGCCTCACCCAAATCATCCATAATAATGACCGGGTCGTTATTAGCCGAAATATCCGAGTCAGTACGCTTAAAGCTTGAATCCAGATTACATAATAAAAATATTGCCGCCGTCATATCGGGACGGACCCATTTACGTGTTATTTTTTGTTTTTTAGAAACCGGTTTACTATACCCCTCTTTTATAACTGCTTCCACGCTCTCCTCAGTAAATTCATATCCCAAAGCGGCTTTTAATATACTTTCCTTTAATAATTTACAAATATATCTCTCCGCTCCGCTCATAAGATCGTGAAAGTCCGGGTGTTGCATTTTCCATCTTTGAATCGTTCTAGGACTGACACCAAGCCGTTGCGCTATCTCGCTATCATATAATCCGATATATTTCCATTCTCTTATTTGCGCCCATTTATCCCTAATATCCTCATATTTAACATAATTCATATGATAACCCCTCGGTTATAATTCTATTTAGAATATCATTAACCCTATTAGGATCTATTTCCATCATGTAACATATACGTCCCGATTTTTCGGACGCGATAAGCGTGGTGCCGCTCCCGCCAAAAGGATCGTAAACCAAACCGCCGAGCGCTGTGGCGTCGGATACTAATCGGCCGATGAGATCTAAGGGTTTTTGATGCGAATGATTTTTATTATTTCCATTATTCGCGAATTCCAAAACGCTACACGCATTTGAGGGGCCATAAAATTTATGTTTTCCTCTCCATCCGTAATAAATAAATTCATGCTTCGGATTATAGTCTTTATACCCTAGTATGGACCCATTTTTTAGCCATAATAAATAATCACCCCACGATCCTCCGGAAGCCCTAAAAGCTTTATCAAGATCAAATAAATGGGGACCCAACATAAATATATAGCTCACATTATAATCATTAAATGGGATCTTATTTAAAAAATCAATAAAAAATTTGGTGTAATCCTTTTGATCGTCCCCGGTTATTTCCCCGTCATCCCTGGATGCTTTATTCATTTGCTTTTGATGTTTAACTTTTCCCCCATAATCTACGCCATAGGGTGGATCGGTAATTAACGCATCGACTTTTTTGTCTCCAAACAAAAAAGTGGTGTGCTCTTTATTTGTACAATCCCCGCATAATAATTTATGTCTGCCGTTAATAATATATAACTGTCCGGATTCAATTTTATTATTTTTCTCTTTGGCCACACCTGGATTCTCTTCTAACTTAATATCAAAATACTTTTTTAATTCAGAATCCCTAAAACCTGTTAATTTTAAATCAAATTCGAGCTCCTTAAGATCCAAAAATAAGCCTTTTAATTTATCTTCGTCCCAACTACCCGTTATTTTATTAAGAGCGATATTAAGAGCCTTTTCTTTAGTTTTATCGATATCTATTACTATGACTTCTAAATCTTCGCATCCTTCTTGCTTTAAAACGCTCCATCTTTGATGCCCGCTAATAATAGTCATATCCTTATTAGCCACCACTGGCTCCGCATAACCAAAAGTATCTAACGAGTCTTTTATTTGTTCATATAATTTTGTCCCTTTTTTTACTTCGATTCTTGGATTATAATCGGCAGGTATTAACTCGTCAATTTTTACCCTTCTAAGCTCCATAGTTGTGCGCCTCCCCTTTTATTTTTATTATAACATAAAAAAAGGACCCGTTTAAACGGATCCTTTTTGTTATTAATTTATTCTAAATTTAATTTATTCTGAATTTAAAATATGCTATTAAGCCAAGTACCAATATGACTAATCCAAAAGCTATATAAATCATTGGGCTATTCTCTCCCGTTTTAGGAAGCTTAGAATCGTTTTCAACCGTATTAATTTCATTGGTTGTTGTAACCGTCTCGGTAGGTGTCGTAGTTGTAACCGTCTCGGTAGGTGTTGTTGTAATTGTCTCAGTAGGTGTCGTAGTTGTAACCGTCTCGGTAGGTGTTGTTGTAATTGTCTCAGTAGGTGTTGTTGTAATTGTCTCAGTAGGTGTTGTTGTCTCAGTAGGTGTTGTTGTCTCAGTAGGTGTTGTAGTACATTCCCAGTCACCAACCCCATATAAATATACTTTCCACCAAAGCTTACCGGACCAAATTTTAGCTTTATTCGGGATAAACGGTTTTTTCTTATCAATCGCTTTTTTATCTGTTAACTCTAATTTCTTATTGAATAATACCTTACAATTTTTATATTCATATCCTATATAAAATAACGTTTTTACTTCTTCTGTGGCTTCCTGGATTATTTCTTTATTAATATCGAAGGTAAATGTTAAATAATCCTTGCCATAACAATTTAATACTATTTCCTGTGATCCTTCTATTTGTTCAAAAGTACCACTGATATTTTTTTCAGGTAACTTTTTATACTTAGCTGAAATACCATAATTTAATCCATCTAACTCAACGAGGATGAGCCAATTATTGATATCCGTTATTGGATACGCCATATTACTGTAAATTCTATCCGTTTCTATTGCACCCCAGGTGGATATTTCATCGATGGCTTCCTGTGTTATTCTCTCCTCAGTTATATATTCGCCTTTATCCTTATACCCTTCGGCGAATGCCATACAAACCATCGTTAATAATATTACTAATATTAATAATAAACTTGTTAATCTTTTCATAATTTTTTATTCTCCTCTTTTTCATTAATTATTTTAGTTTCATCCTTAGAAGTTATTATAGTCTGAGAGGCGTTTATTTTACCATTCCCGCTAACTATATTTATTTGCCCACCAGGCTCATTATTACTGATAATTATTTTATCCTTACCCACACAAATCCATCCTTCCTTTTTATTGATTATCTCATACGAATTTAATATTTTCCACTTAATAGATCTTCCGTAGTAACTCCCAAAACATTCGCAATTAACATTAACTTAGATCGTTTCAAGGATCTTAGATCTACTTGCTCATATCCTCCATATAATGATAATGATATTTTAGCCTTAGAAGCTACATCTTTTTGTTTTAATCCTTTAAATACTCTTAATCTTCCTATCGCGTTCATTTTACCCTTAATTCCCTTCGTATTAATTGCTTTACCTTTTCTTTATTATCTAATACTGTTTTTAAGCTTATCGCTTTTCCAAGAACTGATATTTTAGCCATATAACAGATTAGTTCATAATTCGAAAACATAAAACCCTTTTTATTTCCATCCATATACATGTTAAAGAATACTGACTTATAACCTGTGCGCCTAATGGGTTTCAATTTATTATTTGTTGGTCCATAAACATCAATTCCCAATTTGCCATTATCGAACCTTATTTTTGCATGATACTTTTTTTGTAATACTCGTCCTAATACCTCGTATTTATCCTTATTCATTTAAAACCTCCTTCTATATATCCGACTTATCCACCACGCTTAAACTAAAATGCGAATTAAGATCTTTATCATTATACCCGGTTCCAACAACTATTTTATCCACATATAATTTCTTATATCTATTTTTTATTTCTTTAGCCTTTTTGTTATCCGCCCACACATACAAATATGTGACCCCAACAACTGTATTTTCACCAATTTTTATGGAATTTTCGGTTTTAATTAATTCCCTAACCATACTACTATCATATGAAAATATAACTTTAGTCATTTAAACCTCCTAAAAAAGCGCCCATTATACTGGGATTCGAACCCTCACCGTCATTTAATATCAACTATGATTAATATACTTTTTACTCGAGCTATTAAAGTATAAAAACGCGGACCCGCACCGCTTATAAACCGCTTGACCCAAAAACAGACACTTATTTTTTTTTAAATGGGACGTTATGACGCCCCATTTTTTACTTTGTTTTTTCTGAAAAAATATACCTATTGCCTCGATCTGTTTCGTCATACGCCGCATTCTTTTTGTCTAAAGCGTTACGAACTTTCGCAATTAACTTGTTGAATTCGTCGATGTCCTCGCAACGATCTCCCCAGATGGTTACATTATTACCGGAATACGTAATTTTATCTGCCATCAAATCAAACCCCCTTTCTAATACTAGAATATAATAATACTTGATAATTGTCAAGTATTAATTTTTTTCTTCCTTTTCAAGTTCTGATATAATAGCTTTTAACTTATCCCATAATTGATCTGCTAATAAATTAATTAGAATATCATAATATCTGATTAATGCCTCATCACCAAAATAATGTATTTCCGCTTGTATCTCATTGTGCTCGACTAATTCTTTTTCGGAAATAGCTTTTTTAATATCGTCAATTAATTGGTCTTTTTCCTGGTTAAGTATTAATAATTTGGTTTTGGCTTTAACAGTACACTTCATATCTTCCGCGCAATCTCTTAATATTTCATCTAATATACTCATTTTTTCTCTCCCTCTCTATCGTCGATAAGTACTGTTTGAACACACACGTCGCAATAATAGCAACCTAGATTTTTTCCATTTTGCTCAACGCGTCCCATTAATTTCAAATATCCCGCACACATTCTACATCTTAATTTTTCTTCGATTCTTACCAATTTAATACCATTTTTACCCTCGTATATTGGTGTTATTTCGGATCCATTAACTTTAATTTTATCGCTCTCAACGTATAGCGTTAAGATCTGGCCATCAAAAGTTATATCCGTTAATTTAAATCCTTCTAAATTAAATAAATGATACATAAACAGATCGCCTGATATTTTTACTTCACCCTTATTCATTTAAAAATCACCTCCAACATAATAATAAATCAATACTTGATTTTTGTCAAGTATTGATTTATTTTATACTGAATAGGGTAATACGAGGCTAAAAAACGTAATTGGATTTGAACCAATATTTTAAATGTTTTACGTTAAACTATACGTCTTTATCATTTTATTTTTCCTTCCAATAACTGTTTGGCTTTACATTGAATACATATTTTATCTTTTTCATTAGTATACACATCTTTACAAACTATACACAAATTTTCTTCAATATCATAATTCGCGATCGGTACTTTACCCATACTCGCGTCCCTCCTTTTTATGTTCTTGCGATCCTTAGGATAAATTAAATTATTACCCTAAGGAAGCTAAGAACCATGTTGGTTTTATGCTTTTCGCGGACCGTATACCGCAACGATTAAAACCAACAAACTTCGTCCGGATAACAATGGCCAGGTTCGAACCGACACGCCGGGGATCGCCCGCCGCTCTTCCAATTGAGCTACATTGTTTACCAAATAAGCTTACATTTAACGACATTAAGGCTTAAAACCTATTACGAATCCACCTATCGTCTGTCGCGGTGTATTAACCGGTTAATACACCGCGACAGACGATAGGTGGATTCGAACCCGCAATTCGCAGTGCAATACTGAAAGTGTTTCCAACTTCACCAGACCTTTTCTCATAATTCTCAGAGCAAATCAATTAAACAAACTATGTATTAACAATCATCATCACAAAACACATATTATAATAATACTTGATAAATGTCAATACTTTTCTCTTAATGCCATCAATAAACTTTTTAATCCCTCGCCCTTACCATCCAAAATATTTTTAATCCCCTCGTCCACCGTATCCCTAGCCATTAACCTATTAATTATTACTGTTTTTTGTTGCCCCTGCCTTGCCAATCTGGCATTGGCTTGTAAGTAACATTCAAGCGAATATGTTAATCCATACCAAATAACTATACGTCCCCCATCCTGCAAGTTTAGCCCATGCCCGCAACTTTTAGGGTGGGCAATTGCTAGGGAAATATTTCCTCTATTCCAATTAATAAAATCCGCATCGCTTTTTAGTTGTTTAGCTCCAAGGTTTTTAACAATTCGGTCAATATCTGCTTTATACATAGCAAAAATGAGTATATTTTCCCCATTTGCTTCCTCAATAATGTCCTTAAGCGCTATTAATTTTGAGTCATGTATTATCGTGGCCTCGCCGGTATCGTCATATACAAAACCGTTCGCGATCTGGCTTAATTTATTTGCAAGCACCGCGGCGTTCGCGATATCTATATATTTATCCTCCCCGATCTGTGCAAAGGCCTCGCGCTCAACTTCCTCATAAAAATCTAAGGGGATATCGATCAAGATATCATTTATTAATACTTCCGGTTTTACGATGTTTTGCATTGACACACAAATATCCGAGATCTTATTATAAATTTTCTCTTCGGCTCCTGCCTTTAATCCGTATTTATATACGATATATGCATTTCCGGGAGCCGTTTGAAGGACTTCAAAATATTTATTCCTATATTCCGTTACGGTCCTTTCTAATCGTAAGCCGTGATCCAATAAATACATAAGGGGCCACAATTCTGTTAAATTATTAGGTGCAGGCGTCCCAGTTAAGGCGATAAGTCTTTGATACTTTAATTTCTTTATGGTCTTAAAACGGTTAGTTTTAACGTTTTTAAAGGCACTCGCCTCATCAATAACTATTATCTTAAAATCCCAATATTCGCTTATCCAGGTCAAATTTTCTATATTGGTGATGTATATATCCGCAGGTGTATCCAAAGCGGCTTTACGCTTTTTGGCGGGTCCCATAACTTTGGAAAAAGTAAAATCAAATCCCCACTTTTCAATTTCAAAAGGCCATGTCATAGAGGCAACCCGGAGCGGCGCAATGATTAAAGTCTTTGGGAGTTCGCCATCAAGGGTTTTAATAATGTTAAGCGCCATTAAGACGCTTAACGTTTTTCCCATACCCATGTAAAGAAATAAGCCGCAAAATGGATTATTCAATATATAATCAACTGCCTTTTGTTGATAACTGTGTAATTTCATCGGCCCGGTAGGTTTCCGTGGGCTATAAAATAACATAATCCAAAAAAACTTATCTCTCTTCCATCAATAATTAAACTTTTAACCTGGGGGATCTCCGTAAAAGATAATAAATATTTACGTAAAGCCTTTAAATTATTAAATTCTATTTTACTATCGCCAATCAATAATTTAATTTTCATTTAAACACTCCCCTCCTTGGAATACACGACCGTTTCTCAATCTGGTTAAGTATAATATAACTATTTGGTGTGGTCCTAAGATCTTTTATAATAGCTTCGTTGCGTTCAAGTTCTCGACTCATTTCAAAAATCATATCATTTTTTATCTGAATATCTTCTTTTAGATCCCTTATTAAATAATCGTGTGCTGTAAACCATATCCCTAAAGTAATAAATATACTTATGCCAACCAAAATAAAAACTTTAATGCCTTTATGGCATTCCGTAACCATAAGAGCGATATACCCCACGGCAACCCATGGGAATATAATCATTATGACCCAGCGAAGAATCGTTGGTATATTATGCTCAATTTCTCTAAGTACTAATATTAAAAATTTTAAGGCTTTACACATTTTCTTTTTTCTCCTCCTCTCTTAACACCTTCATTCTTTTGGCCCCGCATTTAGGACACTCGTATTTATGATACAGATTACCTTTTATAATTATTCTTTTTTCATCCGTAACCATTTCGGCGCCACAACTTTTAGCATAACATTTCATTATTTTTTATCCTCCTTACAATATTTAATAATTTCCGATATATTCCAACACTCAAACTTTTTATTCTTATCCCCGTTACATCTTCCGTAACATGCGCATGACTCGCATTGTTTTGCGTCCCGGTTCGCAACATATCCGTCAACATCGGTGAACGTAACCCCATTTTTTAATATAACTAACATTTATTATTCATCTCCTTTTTGGCTTTACGATACGCCCGGTCATTATATAAGCATATCGAACATTTAACTCTATTTTTAGCCGCTGTGCGTTTCTTACAACTAACACAAACGCCTTTGGTTTTTAATAATTCGTAGTATTCTTTATCAGTCAAGCTCAACACCTCCAATACTATAATAATATTACAATACTTGATAATTGTCAAGTATATTTTCTATTTTATCATCGTATATAACATAAACTTCATGCCCAACGGATCTAAACTTATTATGGATATACTCCTGCCGTTTAGATACGACCCCGCCGGGTTGTTTAACCTCGACATAAAATACAACGCCATTAATTAATATCATCAGATCCGGCAACCCAGATACCGTATTAGTATGTAATTTATAAGCTAATCCCCCCAATTTTTCGACTTTTTTTATTATATTTCTCTGTATGCTCGACTCTAACATTATGTTTATTATCCTTTCCATTTAATTTCCATAATTGGTATTCCTATTCGTTTGAAAAATATTTAATACATATATTTACAACTATTCTAATACCTGTAAAACTCAAAAAATGTCTCTCTAAAACTGAAAATTAGTGCGCCACCCTTCAAATGTTGTCGTATCAAGGTTTTCGAGATTTGGTGGCGCCCTTGTCTCTCTTATTCGTATATAGAGCGTGTTCAGTTATCATATATATACATATGTATGTTTAGTTCCCATTTATATGGGCGTTATAATGCGTATATGTTTATATATAATACTCATTATACTCTACCTATATCATTGAGAGAGACAAAGAGACAAAACCACCTGTAAATCCCTTATATAAATAACTTGGGACGTGTCGCCATCAACTCAATTTTAGAGCGCCGGCGCCCTCGTTGAGGGCGCCATTTTAAAATCAATTTCCATTTTTGTATTTCCACATTTTACTTTTGCCATATCCTTTTAACCTTTTATCCCCAATCCGCTCGTATCCAAGTATTCGAAGGGTTTTTGCTATCTCTCTGGTGTCTCTTACAGTAATATCTATAGGATTCTTTTTAAATCCTTCCGTCCAAATTTCGACAATCGACACATTTTCCCTTTCGACATTTCCCGCACCGGTAAAATATTTACGCTCTTCAATTGTTTTGTCGTACCAATCAGGTGTTATCAATTTATCCAAAAATTCCTTTATCAATCCGGTGCGCTCATCGGATTCGATCGCGGATTTTTGAATCTCATTTGCTACAATTTCAAGTTCTGGCTCTAAATATACTTGTTCGGTCCTCCAAAATGTTAATGCCTCGGCCCATAACTGTTTAACATCTATTTTTTCGGTATTCATCTTGTTACATTTAACTATCCACCATCGTCTGCCTCCGGTAGGATCTTGTAAGAAATTATAGTCGTCGTTAGAGGTCGCCGCGAATACGCAGACCCTTTTAAACTGTTCAACCACGCGCCCGTAACTGGGTCTAAATCGATCCTCGGTACGAGTTATAAAACTTTTTACCGCGTTCATGTCTGCCTTTCTCATTCCAACCATTTCCCCGATCTCAATGATCCATTTACCGATTATCTTTTCGGCTCCACCCTTATCTCGCGTATCTGTTAAAGCGAAATCGTCGGTAAAAAATCCCATTGCAAGATCCTGCAAAAATGTACTTTTTCGCAGTCCCTGTTTTCCAATTAATGTAAGCACATAGTCGAATTTGCAACCGGGGACGTATATTCTCTTAATGGCAGCGGCAAAAAACTTTTTTGTCACTGCCCTGGTATACGCACTATCTTCTGCGCCAAAACATTTAATTAATAGCTCTTCAACCCGTTTCTTACCATCCCACGCGGGTAGTGCTTCCAATGCTTCCTTAACCGGATGAAATGCATGTAAACGCGCCACAATTGTTACGCAGTCCTCAATCATTACATTACTTAATCGCGTAAACCCATAATTGTGCTCTAACCAGTTTTTTAATTCGCAGATGTCTGCATTTTCAAAAATATTACTCTTTTTAAACCAACAATTTTTATTATCTAAATTAATGAGATCTTCAAGAATATTATATTTAAATTCAAATTTATTTTTTAAAATTAAACAAATATTTCCCATACTTAGTTTAATATTTCCCTTAGCGTTAAGTTTTAACTTTCCTTCCCACTCTTCGTCAAATTCGTTTAATATTTCCTTTTTAACCTTTTCCAACTCCACCGCATATTCTAACATCTTATTGAGTTTTTCTTTAGACTCTCCAAATTTATGGATCTTAACAATATCAAAAGCGTTATGTTGAGATCCGAACGCCGGATCGGATGCGTGATTTGATATTACATATTTGTCCTCATATGTTAGGACCCCGGGAGCGCTCTGCGAAGGATTGTAATGGTACCGGGTGTCATCTACCCTGGTATACATTCCAGTCATTTCAAGGGCTTCGTGAATATCAATAGCCCTACAAAACGCCCCAATTACTCCGGTTTTCTTATACGGATCCGCGGTGTGCCTTCCTGGTATAACCGGGGCGTCATTGAAATATTTCTCCACATCAAAATAATATTTTTTTACTTCAACATCATTAACCGCCTTACCCGTAACAGTTACAAATTTACTACCTGCAAATAACTCGACACCTTCACGCGCTCTGGTTTTAAGATCTCCATCATGTAAAAACCAAATATGGACCCCATCCCCCGACGGCCCCCATTCAATATATGTATTGGCTTTGGTTAATTCCGCGGCGGGTCCAACAAATTCGCCATTTGGCCCAATGCATTCGTCCAGATCGAGGCACGCCAAATTCCCTAAAGGTTGGAGCCCAACACCGTCGTAATAGTCCGTGTATACGTTCATAACTTCCGCATACGAATATCTTGTTTGATTCCATCCAGCCGCAACACCGTCAATCTTAAAAGGCATTTTACGCCCTTCGATTGTTTTCCATAGGACCCAACCGGGTCTATTTTTCAGCAACTCCGGTATATATTGCATAAATTACACCTCATCCTTATAATTTTCGATTATTACATTTAATGCCCTATTCATTGACACACCTTTTGTTATCGCTATTTTATTTAATATTCTCGCGCTATCTTTAGATAATCTGGATACAAAACGATATGGATATAATTCGAAGGTTGTTTCCTGTTTTAATAATTCTTCTACTTTCATGACGTCCCCCCCTAACCTTACAATATTTGTAAAATAAAAGGCGGATTGCTCCGCCTTTTATTTGTTAGTTGTTTAAGATACGTTTTATTATATTATACTACACCCATTTACATATAGGTGTTACAATTCGTTGCAAAATTCGCAATAAAATACATTTTCTCCGCCTTCCTTACAATGTTTAGTACAATTTTTATATTTTTGCTCACATAATAATTTATCCAGTTCGTTATTCTTACAGATGTAATCAATAATATCCTTTTTGCCTTCATACTGTAATTGGATCGCATCGAATTGTTTTGTTAATTCTCTATCCAATAAAACCGCACATTTCTTTTCTAATTTTTCGCATCTTTCTTTAAATTCTTGTAATTGTCTATTCATTTCTGCACCTCTTCTATCTTTTTATTAATTTCCATTCTTATATTTTTCAGTCTCATTTTACATTTAATGCACCTGAAATCCTCAGTCAAGCAATTACAAATTCCGCATTGATGTTTTTTATTATAATCACCCGCCAAAAAACTTTGTAATTGCATTTTTGTATAATGATAATTTTTCTTAGTTTCTATATCCCAAAAACACACAATTTCATATCTACGATTTGTTTTAACATATTTTAGAACTCTTCCCGTTCTTTTATTTGTTACTGTTCCATCCGGGTCAATCCGATATCTCTTTTTTAATCGATTCAGAATTATATATTTTTTCTCAATCATCATTCACCTCAAGACTTTCTAAAACATTTTGGAATGTCCTCATAAATTCTTCACCATATTCGTCTTCATCTAATAAAAACAAACCTATTTTATTCATAATATCTATTATATGTTCACTGAAATCAATATCGCGTATGGCCCAATATCCAAAATATCTTCTGTAGATATATAATACATTCTCGACTACGATGTAACTAGCTTTTAAATCTTTACTTTTTTTAACCTTAATTAGTTTAATATTTTTTAACTTTTTAGGTTTTATTTTAAAAAATTCAATCATCATATATCCCCAAACTTTTTAGGTCTTAATGAACTAAAATCATAATGCACGTACTTTTTAGCTTTTTCGTTTTGCTCTTTTAAATTTAAAAACTTATACACATTCGGTCTCCCGCAATATTCAAAGCAATGATATCTATAATTCTCTAACATTTTTCTTTTTGGCTCCAACATATTCCAACAATCTAATCTTTTTAATTCATTTATTGGCATCCAGGTCTCCAATATTTTTATATAAATATCACCCATATTTTTAATAAAATGCTCCGCGTAATAGATCCAATCTTTATATTTTTTGCTGTGCTCCGAATCATCAAGATCCTTAACTTGATCTATATACTGAGTAAAGACTTTTAAAATTAAATGCTCATATAATTCTCTATTCATTCCTTATCATTCCTTTCTATAATAATCGCTTATAAATCCATCACCTTTTAATACTAACCCTTTGGCCCAACTAATTGGTTGCGCCATAATTTCAAGCATTTCAGACAAATATTGAGCTCCTTCGACAATTATCTCATCATGAATATGCATACATATTGGCATATGTTTACATCGCATTAATGTAATGGCCAAACAATCCCGGGCGATACTTTGTACACAATTGTGTACAATTACGGGACCGATATTTGACATGATCGTAAAACAATTATTAGGACCCGCGTTTTTTAAGTCATAAACCGGTTCGCATAATCCGGTTTTATGAATAACTTTTCTGCAGGTACCTTGTTTTGTAATCGATAAAATATTGTTGCAGCTCCTATTCCGGATTTTTCGGAAGCTTCCGTCACGGTTATTTTCCCCCAGGGTGTTTGAATTATTATATTTCTTCTCGTATTTCGTGCTTGTGTTTGACATGTTGCCCAACGACAATTTTTTTTGGAGTACCCCAGATCGTTGTTTCTGCGATCCAGAGTTAACCCCTTTTTGTATCCCTCTTTCATATCGTCCCAGAAATTCTGAAATCCTGCCAACCATTCTGGGCACACCTTTATTCCTCTTCCGCCATAATTGTGAAATGCTCGATGTTTTGGATTTTCGCAACGCGCTTTCATGCTTCTCCATATGGCATAGGCTGGATGTTTTGACATGTGATGCGAATAATTCTTTGCATTGTTTCGCATACATCCGCACGATTTTATTTTTAATTTTTTTAATTCCGTAGCGGCTCTTATAACCAATTTTCCGCATTGACATTGACATAACCACAATGATTTTTTCCCATCGCTTCCATGATAACTTAAAGCCTTCAGGTAATTGAACTTTTGACCAGATATATCCTTCGCTCTGTGATGCATATTTCCATCCTTTCGTTGTTTTTATTTTATGATTTTTTGTCATTCTAACACCATTAAGATCAATTGTATTCTCTAATCTTACCTCTGTCAATCCTCCGTGCTTAACCCAGTTAAAACCATCCCACACTAAGTCGTTAATATCTACAGTTTCAATCATTTTCCAACCATTATGAGTTAAAACCATAGTATCCGAAGCTAAACAATTCTCGACTACTTTGCCGCCATAGGTCTCTAAACTCTCCACCCATACACCAGAATATACACCAGAATATTTTATACTGTTATCTTCCGGATCGATCCTAGGGCTAAAATAACAAAGTCTGTTACCCGATGGCAGATAAATATATAACCATTTCTCATCGCGCGTAAATCTTAAGCCATTAACATGGGTCGTTGATCCATGCTCTATTACCTCCCGCACCGCGTCATCAATTTTATACCGGAATTGCACTATAAACGGATTAGAATCCCTATATTTATTGACAATCTCCATTAATTCTTCATCCTCTCCGTCATATCCCATAGCGCGCAGGGCGCCTAAACTGCCCTGGTATCCAAGGGCTAAAGTAGCAATTTTACCTTTATTCCTTAATTCTTTTGTTACCTCATCAATGGGGACGTTGTACATTCTTGACGCCTGGGCTTCATATATTTTGCCATCCCCGGCAAATATATCCGACACCCATTTTTCCCCTGCGATCCATGCTAATACGCGCGCCTCAATGGCGCTGAAATCTGCAATACTAAACGGACCCTCAAAGGTTGTGCGTATCAATTGACTTAAGATATCATCATCAAATAATATTCTTGGATCTACACCCTTAATTGCAAGATCCCGGGCCTCGGTTAAAAGCTTTTCTTTATTTTTATATAAATTTTGAGGTTGTACAATCCTTCCGGCCCATCTTCTTGTACGCGTGGCCCCACAACATTGAAACAATCCGTGCACCCTACCGTTAACCTCCGCATTTTTGATAGATACATATTTTTTTGTGCTCGAACGTCCCAGGTTTTGTCGAAGTTCTAAAACTTTTCTGATCCTGGGTGTTAAATCTTCACGCTCTAATAGCTCAATAACATGCGCCTTGTCTAAACTTGATACGCTAATCATATTACCTAATAGCCAATTTTTTAATTGGGCTAAACTATTGGGATTTTGAAGCCCTGTTAATACTTTCATTTCGTCTAATATTTCGCCCTTTTCAAGCTCATCAAACTTGATACAATTATTAACCAGGTCCATATTGACCTTAACGCCTCGATCGTTTATTTCGCCATCCAGGGCGTATAATTTACGCTCTATTTTAATATCTTTTAATAGTTGTCTAATCTCAAATTCTGCTCGTACGTCCCCTTTGCAATACTCTATAAACTCCGCCCATTTCTCCAAATGGTCCTCTGGCATATTGCGTAAACCTTTACTATTGGGTTTACAGAAAAAGTTAATTAGGCGGGTATCTATTTTTGACACGGTTTTTAAGGCTTTGGCTGAATCGGCTAATTTTAAGGATAATCCCATATTCGCCGCCCTGAATTGGGTGCAATCCCATCCACGCGCCTTGAGCTCAACACCAAAATGATTTGATAACACTAACCTCTCAAATGTAGCATTCCACGCATATTTCTGTATATCATCATTACAAATAACCCGTTTTACTACTTCGGGAATAGTTTCCTTTTTTAAGCAGTGATCTATACAATGTATTTCTCCGGAATCATCACAAAAGGCCGTTAATAATATTTCCGAGGCTTTGGCGTATCGATAGACACCAACTTTTTTTAAATCCAATTCACTATAAGTTTCTAAATCTATACTAAACATTATTACCCTCCAATCTAATTAAATAAAAAGGACCGTTAGGCCCTTTTTATTAATCCAGTAGATTATCGCCTTCCTCGACTTCGAAATCTTCGTCGGCGCTTGTTGCTCCGCCTAATTTTGCGCCATCCCTTAACTTTTGAATGTTATTAAGTCCGCATGCTATACCCTTGGAAGCATTATCAAAACAGAATAAATTTACGCTTATATTAACGAAACACCCGCTGTAAACTTGCTCCTTATCGGTTATCGGTTGTTTGTAAACATCAACGATCTGTGGAGCTCTCTTTTTACTAGAAGCATTCATAAAATAATGTCCTTTGTAATTGTCGTCTTGTGGTCTCTCGACGTCCCCATCCCTTAACGGAATCTTAAAGCCGTGTGGCACTGCGCCGTTATGTTTTGCCGCGAATTCAGCGGTCATTTTTTTGATCTCATCTTTAAGCTCAATAATTTGTGGGTGGTCCTTTGGAATCAAAATCCCTGTACTATATTGAGTCGTTCCAAAACTTGTGTGCATTTCCCAGATATGCGCATAACTTAACCTTACATTTTTTAAAACCATCTTTACATTCCTCCTAATATTCTTATAAAATCATCGTATTTATCCGCGTTAAGTTCGGATAACTTCTTAATGCCATAATCCGCGAATAATTTTTTTATTTCCGCGTCACGGCCGTCCATTATAATGTTTTGCGCCATTTTACGAATAATTGTTAACTTATCCATTTCAACGGGCTTTGGTTCTTCCTTCTTTGGTTCCTTTGACTCAATGAGGGAACTAATTTTTTTATTAATTTCGTCTATAGCGATATACATAAGATCTATTTTATTCGCTAAATCCTCAATAGTAATCTCTGGTCTTGGTTCATCCCAAGGATTCGTCATCACTCCAACCCTCCAAATCTAATATTTTGTAACCCTTACCCACGATCTCCCGCATAGTTACCCGCCCATTCCCAGGTATGGACCCCCGTACAATTATTATAATATATCATTACTTGATAATTGTCAAGTATTTAATCGTATTTTATTTTCTGGATCAATCCGGGCCAATTATATCCAGTCTCCTTCATATTTTTTTCTAATTCCTTAATATAGAGATCCGCCCACTTTGACTCATTTCTTATAATTGTTTTCCAATCCAATGGAGCTGAAGCAATTACAAATTCATAATCATATAATCGATATATTGCTTTAGCGGTTCCAATTGCGAATAAATCAACATTTGCTTTATAAAATTTTACATCTTCTTCGTTAGTATGGAAAATGTGTTCACATAAAGCGGCGTCCCCGGTTGTTTTACTTGTTTCATATAGGCAATTTCCTGATTCGTAAACCGTATTATCTTTACGCACACCCCTGTCAGTCGTTGGAGTAACCGCCGATATTTCGCTATACCATAAATACGCGAATCTTTTACCATTCCCCGTATTTTTATAATGGTAATATATTTCACAGCCTCTAACCTTTGAGGGTCCTGCATTTGTATGATTAGCCACATGGAGGTCAACTTTTTTATTATTAGAATCCGCAACAATTTCCGTTAATGTCATTTTTTTATCTTTATTTTTATGGATCTCGAAATCGGATCCGTGACCGCCAATTTTCATAAAATATTCTATTCTATCCCTTAAGATAAACATGTTTTTCTCTTCGGATCCGTAACCGGCGACCCCGATGTTATCCTGTTGTGTACTAGCCGATAAATAAATTTTCTTTTTAGCCATTTTATTTTCATCCTCCTAATAATCTATTTCATCTAAAAACGTCCATACAAGCGCCCCGCCAATCAGGGCTAAAATTACGCCAATTAATATCATCCATTAACCTTCCTTATATAGGCGTCCCGCCTATTTTTTAATCGTTCTTCCTGCTTTTCTTTTTTGACTTTTAATTCATCCTGTTTCTTATCTCTTTTTGCTGTTAATTCATCTATTTTTCTATCTAATCCCCTAAGCTCATTAGAATCTTTTGTTTGATTTTTAGCCGTTTTAATTATTTCATACGTTTTTTTATAATCTTCTAATAATTTTTTGCCCACGTTTTTGTATTCTGTCGATATTATACCCATATACAAGCTAAAAGTTTCATTTATTCTAAGTCCGACCCCTTCGAATGACTTATCAATTGACTTAGCAACGCCGTCCTCAAACTCTTTGGCACAATCTCCAATGCCACCCAACATATCTTCCATCCATCCCATATTATTCACCCTCGCTTCCTAAATAATGCATCTGGTTATCCTGCTCGAATAATTGCTCGTAATACTTTTCTATTTCAAGATCTATCTTTTCAGAATCCGCAATATCGTGTGTATTCTCGATAGTAGTTTCATTTTTTAACGCTTCATTCATGACCCGATATTTATTAAACATCGGGTCAATGCTCTTTATTAAATGCATTGTCTTATGCATTTTTTCCATAAAACCTTTTAATGTAATCATTTCTGTGGTTAAGGCCTCGATAAGCTCCAAAGCGGCCCGGGTTTCATTTAGTACCTTTTTAACGAATTGGTGTGAAATGTATATTAATAGCGCGCACACAAAGATGGTTATTATGATACTACCAGTTAGCGCACCCATTCCTATCAACCTCCATTTTATAAAATTTTACTGTTTGTATAAATAAATGGTCTTTTAATTTTTGAAGGAAAGGGAGATCTTCATAACTAACTAGACAATTATGGATCTTATTTTTTCGATCCGTAATTTCCCCCCATTTCCATCCTAAGCTATGCATACATTTAAGCCACTCGACGTGTTGTGCTTCCTGGCTCATATTTGGGTCGTTTATAACGATCTCAACATTTCTGGCCCTTGCTTTTTGTTCTTCTTCGGTTAATAGATCAAATATTTCCAAATCATCTTCACCGTTGACTAACCGCACGGCATTAATTATTTGCGAACAAAGCGCCGCAATTTTTAAATATTTTTTATTTTCTTCCATTGTTAACAACTCCCTTTTGGCTCTATTCTTTCCCCGTTTATTTTCCAAATAAGCGTATCCCCATCCGCGACTAAATCAAAATTCAATTCATGAATAGACGTATTATGTTTTTGTTCTAAATATTTAACCGTCGCCGCTGGAATACTTAAAACCGTTGACGGCCCCGATTTATAAGCGACTCTATTTTTAAATTCCATATTTAACTACCACCTCCCAGTACTATAGTATATTAATACTTGATTATTGTCAAGTAATCGATTTCATCCTCTCTATTTATTCTTATGATACATTATAGGATTAAAAAAACTGTGAGGCCCCAAAACGTTCTTATTTTCAAACCCGCTTATATCAAGGCTTTGAAGGCTATAAACCAAAACCCGCAAGGCCTTGATATAAGCGGGTTTTGGTTTTTTGATAAATTATAAGAAGAAATTTATAATTTTGGCCTTAACTTTTTCATACCATTCTTTGACGGATCCAACGTGCCCACAATCCTTACAAGTATAATACCCATTTTCGATAATCAGATCGTTTTTACCGCATTTACCGCATTTACCGCATTTTCCATAATGTGCCATTTTCTCACCTCCTTTCCTTTAAATAATTAATATCTATGAGAGTATCTCTATATTTTATTAAAGTGTCGCAGTCAATTTTAAATCTAGTATTAAAATTTAACAAATCATACTTTTTAAATATTCGATACAAATATTTTTCTCCCTTGCATATAAAATATTCCCATTTCTTATTCTCAATTTCCTTCATTTGAATATCAAATTCATCTAAACTTATTTGTAATTCGCCTTTAATTTTTTTTATGTCGGTCAATAAGTTCAAACAATGCCTTCCTCTAGCAATAATTTCATTTGCTAATTCCCAATTAGTCATAATTTGCTACCTCCGTTTTGATTAATTTACCCTATGCACACATTATATAATAGTACTTGACATTTATCAAGTACTTAATCAAACTTTTTTTATATTTTTTTATAAAAAAGAAAATGAATAAAATCTTTTTTATAAAAAAATAAAACCCTGTCCGAGACAGAATTATAAAACTTTTAAACGCTATAAAGCCGATATGGACAAACTTATACGTGTCTGTCCATATCGGCTTTATAGCGTTTAACCTGTCGCGGACAGGGTTTTAAAACCCTGTCCCAATCAAGGATATACGATTTTTAAAATCGTAACAATGGCCGTCGTTGATGCCGTAATAGTCCCCGTGACGACCCCACCAATTGCAATTATCTTTTTAATACTTACCTCATTTTTTTTTATTTCTAATGTATCCATATTGGTACAATTTGCTCTTTTTGTACTACAATCCTCTTTGGTAACAACGTTATCAAGTTTATTCTCTATACGATCCATACGTTCAACCATATCAGATTTTAAATTTTTAACATTATCCAAAATAATGTCTAATACTTTTTCGTCCATCTCTTTTTTCTCCCCTCTTAAAATGCTATTACGCCCCATGCCCCGGATGCATAATTTTTTATTGCCGGCACATTTAGGTCTTTTAATCGTTCAATAAGTAAATAACTATTTAATGATATAACCGTTGCCGTTGTTGATGTTGCATATTGCGCCCACCTCATTTGCAGGGTCCCAGTGGCCGCGGTATCAACCATAAACGATTCCATTATAACCCCCGCTTCGCTCTCATAAGTACCGTATCGCACTGAGGTTGTTAAGTTATGAGCCGACATTCTCACAACATCTGAGGATGAATATATAGTTGTCCCCGCCGCGGGTCCAATGCACCTTCTAGTCGTAACCTGGGCCGCACCTGCGCTTGCCACCCAATCGATTTTAATATCAGCATCCAAAGCCCCACGATAAGTTATAGAGGCCTCAATTAAATAGACACCAGGGGCGACAAAATTATATACAAAATCGTCATCATTTTGTAACGCTGTAGAATTTGTTACACTTTCGTCGCTTTGTTTTTTAATATAATATCTGCCCGCCCCCGCACCCGGAAATATGAGGGTGTCGCCTTCAACCGGGTTGGAAGGATTTTCGTCCGTGAGGTATAATCTACCGTTTGGCGTACCTCTATAACGGAACCTTCCAAGATCTTTTTTTGCCATTTATCCTTATCCCCTTTCACATACTGGGTGTAGATCGTTGCATTCGATAAGTCGCCCATCTTTACGGAATTCATTATAAACGTCCCCCATTTCCAACTTTTTATTAACTGGCTTATACTCTAAAGGTTGGGCGGATTCGATATATTGTTTGGCAGATCTTATTACCGAAACGGATTCTATAAAACGCAACATCTCGGATCTATTTGGCATGTTTAGAGCTGCCTCGATAGTTCCCATATTGGGACGCCCATTTACCCAAACCTCAAGAGCTATTCTATATTTAAATGTTTCGGTCCAGTGCTCCTCCTCGAGTTCTTTTAATTTAGTAAAATCCATTTGACCTTTTAATTGTAAAAAAATGTCATAGAAAATTAATATTTCTCTTTTTGTATCTTCGTCAATATTTTTTTGGCTGATCCTTGCAATTATTTCCCGGATACATTGTTTATATTGCCCATAAATTGTTCTGCCATTCGGTTTTAAAATAAAATTAACTATCTGGTATTCGCTGTGCCTTGGATTATACCCCTCAATCATTTGTTTTTTCCTCCTATAAATCATTAAAATATAACGCAAAATTTCGTGTGGATACTAAGTTTACCTGATTTTTTGGCCTTTGTTCTGCGCTAATAAAAAACTTAAATAATCCCGCCGATAGATCCTCAACTCTTACGGAGTCTATCATAAAATACCCATCTGTTTTTAACCAAACGTCATGAATTTCTTGCATTTGACGCGGTAACATTCCGGGCGTATAAGTTTCATACGACGCCCGCATATGCGGATATCCAGACTTTGAAGCTAATACGCTTTGTGCAGTCTCATTTAATCTGGGTAAACACCAAATAGTATCCCACGTTGTTTGACCCGCGATAGCCGGTGAAATACTAAAAGCTATCGACGCGGTCGATAATGCCGAAATAGTCGTGATATAACTTAGTTTATCCCGGGTCTTATTATAAATACAATCCCCTTCCGCAATCTCCGGAAGTGGTAAAAATGGAATATTATTTACGACCGATTGCGAATCGGTTCCGACTGAACAAACTTGTTCATACGGATACTCGGTAATATTCGGGTCGCTGTGTACATATACAGATCTGGCATTATACCCGCATATGGCGACAAACTCGTCATATTCTTTGCCATATATGGCCATACTTTTTATAGTTGTCCCCCCAAATTCTCCGCCAACTACAAAAATATTATTTGCATATTCCGAATGTTCCTCATAGGACATAAAATTTTCATAATCGGGTATCCAATAATCGGGATCTGTTAGATCCCCAATATCATACGGCGCCCATTCGGGATATGAGAAAATATGTGTGTATAAACGCGCCGTAAAATTTAATTCGAGGTCGTCGTTTATCCACCACTGTTTACCATCCGAGGTGGCTAACATACCGAGTATTTCGGATGATTCTTTGCCATCCCCAATTAATTCGCCATCCAAGTAACTATCGGAATCAATTTCTCCCTCGGTGAGTCCTAATTCGGTGTTAATTAAAGATCGTACAATCGTAGAATACGCGGCCCCATTAGAATAATTGGATTGTATACTATCTTTTTGTAACAACGTATTTAATCCGGCTACATTAAAATCTAATTCCGTCAATGATTCTGTATATCTTTTTCTAGCATTCCCGGAAGCAACACCAATCATGTATCTTGTACCATCTATTTTAATTCTAACTAATTGGCCTGAATGAATCAAAGGATCTATCATAATGCCACCCCCTGTCCCGACGCCATCGGCGTGGGTAATACGTCAAGATAATAAAAGGAATCATCTGTTAATTTAATCCACCATTCGTTTGAATCTAAATAAGATCCGAGCACAAACATGGTATCATTCATCCCGCCGCACACTGCCCCATAATCTTCATAATTTCCGGCCGCTGGTTCTTGAATAGGTTGCCACCACGCCTCATTCTCATGATACGTTTTAGTAATAAAGTTTAAAGATGTATGATAATCAATGGAATATTCGGGATTGCCGTCAACCGATGAGCATCCACCCAATAAATTGGCAGTAAAATCCCTATTTTTCATTGATAATGCCGAATAAATTCTATTCGGGATGCTATGATTAATAAAAAATGTATGCCACGTATCTGTGTATGGTACATAAAAAACATCAGAATCCAAAAAACCCGCGCCGTCTCTGGCATATGCTACAAAAAATATATCACATAAATTTATTCCCGTCCCGGATACCAAAGCAGATCCAGCGGTCAAAGTCACCCATGAATCCCCTCCCGGATCGTATCTTTCTATAGTATCATATATCGTTGGCGTTCCATCGGCTCCGCCATGCACGTACGCATAATCCCCAATAGTCGCGCACATACACGCGGCTTTGGTCGCTCCCGAATCTGTTTTAGCATCCCAACTATCAGTTGATAGCGTGTATTCGGTCGTATCGTCTCTATATACCCATCCACCAGAGTATGTTTGTCCCTGCATCATATACATTTTGTCATTAACATTCGTACAATTATGACGGGCCGCCACTAAACTAATGGCTTTTGTTTCCCAGGTTCTACGAACTAAATTAAATCCGTAAGTATTTCCATAAACGTAGCCCTCATCCCATCCCCCGGTATATATAAATTCTTTTGGCGTTAAATATGGAGTTTGGACCGTGAAGGAAGCTTCACTATTGCCGCGGCTATTAAGATCTAATTTCAAGGTCCCATCTTTTAAATATTGGGTCACATCTTTATATTTATACAGCGCGACAACGTCCCCAGTAGTTTGTCCCGAAATAGAAGCCGTTACATTAAATTGGGACGTTGTTGCGCTCATAACTTTACGCCGACATGAATCGGCGGTGCTATAATAAATTGGAGGATTCGTGGATCTAGTAATATTAACAACAAATTCCCCATCCTCCGCCCCATGCGCTGAAATTACACATGTGGTGGCATCTGAGGCAGTTTCTAATATCTTTATACTATCAAATTGTAACACCTCAATTGACGCGCTATATCTTGTCATTATTTACCTCCTACCCCGTAGCATTTTTACAGCTCTTTGCATCACAAGCTCGACCATTTGTTGATCCATAAAACTATTACCCGTAACGGTTATAGTTCCACCGGATCTTGCGGCTCCTACTTCGCGAATAGGATTATTGATATTAACCGCATCGCTTAATATTCCCGCCATATTAGAACTTGTATTTTTCAAAGAATTTTGTCTCATGTCTAACCCCTTTATAAACATGTCCATAAA